AAGATAATCCTCTTGAGTCACTATGTCCAAGAGCGCATCTGTCTTGATCTCGAGACCATGCAGAACGTCTCTGAACCCTGGCTGGATTGCTGCGATCTGATGCCCTTGTGCAAACAAAATCTTTGCAAGCTCTACAAAATCGTTGTGAGAGGAAAACAAAATCTTCATTTGCTCACCTCCGCCACGAACGTTCCATTCAGCATTTGAATGACATCGTATGCGCAACACTGCAAAACAGAAACCCCGTTCAGCCTTGGAGCTTGTTCTCCGTATTGCTCAAAAACCCACAACGTCTCAGCCTGAACCTTCTCAAAATCAATTTGTGGCTTAGGCTCAACAACAGGCTTTTGTACTCGTTTTGTTCGTTGTTTTTTAGCCACGATACACCCCTGGAAGTCTGCCTGTACTTACCTGAGCGGCGTCTCTGATAATGCTTGCGAACATTTCGTTCATCGTATCAACTCGATTCTCAGCAAAGAACTGCTGCTGTGCATATTCAATCTTCATGTCTGCGGTCTTTTGCAGGTCTGCAAGATTTTCGATCATGTGGTTGAGTGTATAAAACCAGTTTTTCTCACCGTTCAAGATCGTAAATCCATGCTCATCAATATCGGCGTATGGTTCACCTTTTGTTCCGACCCAGGGAACTCCAGCCAACATATATTCGACACCCTTGATCCATGACCGTCTTTGATCGTATGGACCGAACAGCGGAGCAACTCCGATGTCGAACGTCTTTACAATCTGAGGCCATACCTCCGGTGGAACTCCAGGTTGCTGTCTCTTGTTTTCGAGCGGAATATCGAGCTGATCGTGAATTCTCGGATCGTTTCCGCAAATCATAAACACAACCTGCGGATACTTCTTGACAATTCGTTGTGCAGCCTCTCGAATTCCACTGCCCCACCAACTGTCATAATGAGACACACTGCCACCCCACCCGATCACGATTTTGTCGTCAAGACCCGCTTTGTGTTTCGCGATCTTGCGACTTTTAAGATCCTTCCACCACTTCGCCTCGGCGTAGTTTGGCATATAGTACCCACGAGCGACGTGTGACCAGTCGGAGAGCAACAGCCTGTTTGGAGCGAGCAATCCATTTGAACGCCTCAAACCCTCTTCAAGATGTAAAAGTGCAACGCCATCGTCTTTTTCCAGCCAGAACCTATGAGCTGGATTTGACCAGGGCAGAATATGATATGCGTCGTCAAGGTCAATCACCGCTGGTTTACCCATCGCTTGCCAGTATTCCATAGCGTCAAACGCCTGGGTATCCACAACGTTCCTCTGAAAAACCACTACCGACGCCGGACCAACCAAGTCCTGAATTGCTGGATTCATGAAATCGAGAAATCCCGAAACATGAATCAGTTTTGCCTGAAACTGATTGTTGTCCTTGGAGTTGATCGCATCCGATGGAGTCAAGCATCGCCATTGACTGCAATTCCATTCCTCTGGACTGTCAGCGTAAACGTATATAACTTTCAAGTTGCAAGTCCCTTTCTGCTATAAACTATGTAACGACGCAATTATACCACAAAAATTATTGCGCATTAGTCAACTCTCTAAATAAGTCATACGACAAACCTTCCAGGTCTGTGTTCATCCAGCCGTTCCCGCCGACCGTGTACCAAATCGCCGACCAGAGCTTGAGATCGGTCGCGGTTGTAAACACAGCTTGGAGATACTCGGCTTTCTTTGCGTCGAAATCCGCTGGAGCAGGATCACTGACTTTCAATGCCGTTTCCGTCAAATACAGCGGAATTGTTGTCAAACTTCTCAGTCTTACAACCTTATTCTGTATATCGAGGGTGTTGGCGTATGGATAAGTAGCATACGAGTGAAACGAAATACCATCCGGCTTTCCTGCATAGGTCAACATTGTGCTGACCCACGAGACATTTGCTTCACATAATCCACCGGACAATATTGTATTCTCTGGATTGAGGTATTTGACTCTACTTAAAAACGCTCCATAGCCTCTAGCATCTGTGTTCCAACCACCACCCAGGAAATACGATGATCCGTAAAACGCCGGACGGTCTGGCTCGTTCCAAAGTTCCCAGGCATAGATGTACGGGTACTGAATTGCAAGATTTTTAATGTACATACCAATCTGGTACTGCTGAATTGTCGTCGGAATAAACTCTGTCGTCTGAACAACAACAATCACCTTTGTTGTTTCGAGATTGTTTAGAGCGGCAAGCTGAGTGTGATCTACCTGATCAGGCCACCGAACTCCATTCCATCGAACAAATCCAGGATTGACCGATTCGATACGAGCCAATTGGGACGCCGGATTGACAGACTCAACACCCAAAATTGAGGCAACAACCATAAATACAGGAAAAAAAAGTTTGAACAGCGGTAACATTCCTATGTTCCACTTGCGGATGTTGAATAATCGTCAGGGCTTGATGCGTCTGGAAATCTAAACATACCACGTCGAATACGCGGATTTACTCGGTCTGTGTCTTGCTCGTATGCGAGTTTAGTCGCTCTGCTAGTTCCACCAATATAAATACTTGCCGGATCGGAAACCGCATCTACTCCAGCAAGCGTCAAGTCGCTTTTCAAGAGCATAGCAAGTCCATCAGTGAACATCTTGTCAAACTGAGCACCGCGAGTGCGCTCTCCAGGACCGACAATGACATTTGTGCGCGCAAACTCCGCCTGAGCAACAGCGTAGTACGTGTTCAGGCGTCTTACAATTCCATAGACCGTTGAACTCGCCGAGACTGGAGACATATAGCCTTTCGAGTACAAGGCAGAATCAATGTGATCTGCGCCATCCTCGATCCATAGCTCAACATCAATCAATGCCGGATTTGTGGCATCGGTAAACTCGAGATCATTGCTCAACAGTTGTCGGCAGTATGCTGCCACGTTACTTGCTGACGTATATGCCATAGGTATCTCCCTGGCACTGAGCGAGACTCTCGCCTCGCTCAGTCACAACGGGGGAAGGTAGATTTATGAAAAGCGCCCTGCACCCATACGGGGTCAGGGCGCTCGTTCAACTACCTGTTCGGATGCTGCTAGATCGCGTCGTAGATGATCGCGCCAGCGTCGGATGCAGAGACGATCTCATCGGTGTAGTGAGAGGCCTCGAGAACATCCTGGCGTTCCTGATCTTCACGATAGCGGCGAACTTCGCGGGACTTCCATTCCAGCAAATAGCCAGCAGATGGGGTCATGAGAGATGGTGTTGCTGCTACATAGCCGACCCAGAAGTCATCGCCCCAGATATACGAGGACGCGAACGCTGCGCCATCAGCCGATGTATCTCGGATTGCAGTACCGATCAGGACCTTTTCAAGTCCGAACCATGCAGCGAGATCAGCAGGCATTGGCAAACCACCAGCGCGGGTGTACTTTACGCGATCCAAGAGATCAGGGTGATTCTTGAGATAGCGCCAAGTGTCCCACGACATGACAGCGACATTTGGAGCACGACCGATGTTGCTTACAACACCGTTGACTGCGGCTTCGATGTCAACCAATGGGTCAGCATCGCTAGCGGACCACTGAGTTGCCGGAGACGCAGCATAGGACCAACCACCACTCGCGGTAACAAGGTCTGCAACACGTCGTTCCTGACCGCGCAGAAGCGCGTCGGTAACGAACTCGGTTGCTTCCATGTCTGGCTGGAGAGGATTGTCCGCGTTGTCGCGAACCTCGTCTGGAACAGCCTTGGCAAGAGCGTAGTTGATTGCGACATATGATCCAGTTGTGATCGTGTAGTCAGCGCGCTGTGCGCGAGTGCCTGGGGCACGCTTGGCTACATTGTCACGAAACCACGCACTTTTGTCAAAGATGTAGTAGTAGTCGGACTGTTTCGCAACAGGAACGCGAGGGAAAATTTGCTCAGCAATATACAATCCATTGGAATAAGCAATGGAGAATTGCGACAAAGGAGCTTCGATATGGACATCACGTGCGGTTGGTGTAGGCATTTTCTATGTACCTCCTAAGAGTTAAGGCGTATTGTCCGCACCTGCAAAGCCAGCGGGGATCAACAGAACTTCGATGTATCCAGCGCCGGATGAGAGAGCGGTCAGGGCAACGCCAGCGGCCTTGCCGGATGCCGTTACGACAATGGCATTGCCGGAAGCGTTGGCGGTAACGTAGTCGCCATAGCCAATCGCGTTAGATGCAGAAACGCGTGCCGTACCCAAAATGCGGATCACTCCAGGTTCACCCTGGCGAGGATCGTTAAAGAGTACGCCAAGCGGCATTGGTGCAGATGCGCCCGTTGCCAACTTGAACTCGCCTGCGACGCTACCAGTCGTAACAAACTTGCCGACCTTTCCGTCCATGTCAGCGTTTGCAACCAGAGCACCGTAGTCAAAACCAAATCCAGAATAAGCGGTTGTCATTATAGACCTCCAGAATTACTTTCTCATTGCCGCATGTCGTTGGCTAAGGTATTCCTGAGCCTGATCGCGGTCCATTGAGGCAAGTTTTTCACGAATTGACTTTGCATCACCATTCTTGATCAGATCGACCAATTTGGTTTCAAAGTCTTGCGGATCGCCAGCGGTGTCCGCCGACTTACCAATTTCTTCAAACAGCTCGGTGTCTTTCGTTCGAGCTTCGACAGCGGCGAGCAAGCCAGTCCAGAACGCGTAGCGCTCTTTGTCGGCCTTTGCAATGAAGTGCAGATTGTCTGCCAGCGTTGCGCCATCAACACCGAGATGAGAGAATTCCTGCGCCTTCTGAATGTAGACCAAACGCTCTTTCTCGTCTTCAGCATCTTTCAACTGCTTTTCAACAGCCTCAAGTCTTTCGGCAAGAGCAACATTCGCCTTCATCAGAACATCGCGATCATCTACAACCGGAGCGGCTTTTTCAACTTCTGCGACAACCTCAGGCTCAACCTGAACCTCATTCGCAACCTCGGGCTGCTGTTCTACAACAACCTCCGCCTCTGACGCCTTCTCTACGGCTGCTTCCTCATTACTCGGGACTTCCGTAAATTTGTTTTTGAGAGCGTCCCAAATCCGAGCAGCAAGACCTTTCGCTACCTCGTCCTGAGTTTCCTCAACAACAACATTTTCCATCACTTGATTAGTCATGGTTTCCTCCGCGCCTTGCTGTGATTTCAGCAAGAAAAATTGCTCCTCGTTCGCACCGACAGTAACCAGTCCAACTGCCTGAACCTCAACATCGTGGAGCTTGTTGACTTTCTTTTTTTGGGTCATCGCTTTCACCTATCCTTAAAACAAAAAGAGCGCGCACAAGACACGCTCCTATCGCGATGCGGTTATTCGGCAATAAATTATTGCCTACGCCACAATACTAACAAAAAAAATTGAATATGTCAAGTGGCAATTTTTATGATACAATACATCCAATAAAATATTTTCTTCCGCAAAAGTCCACCTATTCAACAACAAGGGTGGATTTTTGTATCTCGGAAAGGGCATCCTCGAAATCCAGGTCTGCCTTGAGTTCAGCGATTGTGAGTTCGCCGGTATACTTGCGTGGATTTCCGCACATCCAGCACGAGCATGGAGTTGCAGTATTGACGAGTTTACCTCCGGCGATTGCTGCCCAATCGCCCCCGTAGTGATTGCGCCTTGCTTTCAGCAAACGAGCGCGATGGTGACGCCGAATAGCGCGCATGAGATCAAATCGATCAACGCTCCAATCACGATCATCCATTCCAGGACTGTCGCAATCACCGCGAAAAACACCAGTTTGTCGTGTTTCCATAGCCATCCCATTACCATCCCTTCCAATTGACCTCGCTTTCAATCGAGGTTATGTTCAACGGCTTTCCGGTCCGGACTTCGTACTTCCATGCACGACGACGAGCTTTCGAAAGCTGTCGTTTCCAGAAACGACCTTGCCCCTCGCTCCAGACATGCGTTCCGGACAACCACCAGGGCGTCCAGCGCCCATTGTGTTTCCAGGGTCTTCGGATGGTGAGTCTGTTCCAGTATTGCGCCATTTCAAGCCTCCGGAAAGAGAAAAAGCGACTACCGTTTGGATGGGTTGCCGCCTTTTCAGAGAGAAGGAAATATAAGGTATTGTATCACGGTTTTGTGTGATGTCAAACCTCGGGATCAAGGACCTTGAAGTAGTTTGCTTTTGCGGCTTGTCCGCATCCGGTTGAGTACCAGCGATAGTGCCACTTTCCAGGGACAGATGCATCAATGTCGGAGTAGTAGACACCCGAGCTTGGACTGGTAATTAGAGAGCCGGATAGAAGCGTAGAACCGCCTGTTGGGTAGCGCAAGTTGACGAAAACAGAGCCAGGGTCAATTGGACTTGCTCCATTGGCGAATGAGGCAGAGATGCGCACAAGCTCGCCTTGCGTATATGTGTTGATTGCCATTTTACAATTCCTCCAATGTTGCTTGCGTTACCTGTGCGTCTGCAAGTGATGTCAGGTACAGCGCCGAGTTGTCCAGCGTCATAGAGTATAGGGTATAGTCTGACACGGAAACGTTTGCGATCACAACCGTTGCCGGAATTATAACATTGTCTGATGTCAGAGAGTGTGTCGAATCCGATATTGATAGGATGTGAATTTGTGATAGCGAAATCGAGTCCGACAACAGCGAGTGAAGTGTATCGTTGCTATAAAGGTAAGCAAATGCAGACAAAGACACAGACTCGGCGTAGTGAGCGTGGATCGCACCCGAGATTGCAACCACGTGGTTTTGAGTTAGAGCAAACGAGTCTGCAAAATGCGAGTGCAGGGCATCAGCGATTACGAGATTGTTCGTTCCCTCGGTTACGAGTGTGGCGTTATCGGATGCGTGAGAATGTGTGCTATCCGATACGGAAATGATGTGGACCTGAGAGAGTGCAAGAACGTCCGCCGCGTGCGAGTGGATCGCATCGGAGATCACAAGGTTGTTGATTCCCGATGTTGCGAGAACTACGGAGTCGGCAAGGTGGTTGTTGGTTGCGCCCGAGATGCCGAGAACATGGATTTGAGTGAGGGTGAGGGCGTCTGCGGTGTGAGCGTGGAGAGCGTCGGCAATGACAAGGTTGTTGATGCCGGACGTCTGGAGCGTGACGTTGTCGGCTGTGTGAGCGTGGGTGCTGTCTGCAATCGAGAGAACGTGGATTTGCGTTAGGGTGATAGCGTCCGCAGAATGCGAGTGAATTGAGTCCGATGTGACGAGGTTGTTCGTGCCTTCGGTTGTAAGGGTGACGTTGTCCGATGAGAGCGCATGAGTTGAGTCGGCAATAACGATACGGTGAGTTTGTGTGAGTACAGGTGCGTCTGCGAGATGCGAGTGCGCCGAGTCCGAGGTCGCCAAGACATGAGTTTGAGTAAGAGCAAGTGCGTCTGCGACGTGGGCGTGAGTTGAGTCGGACGCTACAAGAATATGAATTTGGGTTAGCGAAAGCGCATCTGCGGAATGAGCGTGAGTCGAGTCCTCAATCGCAAGCGTCAGTATTTGGCGCAGATTGAGCGTATCTACGGCGTGTGCGTGAGTGCTATCCGCAACGACAAGGTGATGCCCAACGGCGAGGACGATGTTGTCTGCCGTGTGAGCATGAGTCGAGTCGACGACAACAAGATTTGTTGCATCCGTCGCTAAAAATAGGTTGTCAGCCGTGTGAGCGTGAGTTGCGTCAGAGACAACGAGGTCGGTACTGCTCTCAGCCGTGTACTCCACCACCAGCTTCGGGCGATAGCCGGTTGTGGCGTGGTCGGAGGAACAAAAGTAACCCCAATTTGTATTGCCCGCATCTGGGACTAACACCATCGCGAGCGTCCCACCAAACTGCTCCTGAACTTCGCTGGAAGTCAGTTCAACTGATCCCTCTGTACCAGCGGAAGGCGAATCAAGGTGTATCGTTCCAAGGGATGTCGCTTCGTAGTCTGTGCCGGATACTGAACAACCCGCATCCGTGCCGCCGTCTGAACCCGTATCACCCGCCCAGCGAGCTGAGTTATAAATCCGATAAGCCCAACAAGTAGCACCGACTAATGTCCCGCCGTCATACGTACCCTCAACCCATATTTGGGTATGTTTATGATGAGTTACCCCGATGGTTGTCGTTGCGCCGGAATACAAATAATGTGTGGCGCTGGTAATGGTGTAACCACTTAGACTCGACAGGTCGTAATCAATAAGAATACGAATACGCTCGCCAGCAGCTTCATGGACGTATAGGTTGGTTCCCGCACCGTAGTTATTGTCTGGAACAGCTTCGTATAATATGGCATCTTTTGCCGTGGTCGCATCCCCGCCGTATCCGTCCGTGAAGGTGGGGTCAACCTTGATCGGGTAGGCTGCCGTGTCAATCCAGGTCTTAGGTACGCGGACGGTGATAAAGTACGTTCCGCCCGTGCGCCTGACTTCGTACTGCGCCAGGGCTATGTCCCCGTTGGCATCTGTGGCAACCGGCGCATCGGCGTACCACAGCACCTCGCCCGTTGTCAGGTTGCGAAACTCAATCTGGTTGGAAGTGCGTACCCTGACGTTGTTGGAGCGCGCCCACCTCACGCCGTCCAGGTATAACTCCACGCCTGACGAGTTCGTGATGGTGAACTCAACCTCAAACTGGATCGTCCCCGTCACGGTTGGCGCTGGCAGGTTGGCGGCGCTGTCTATGATGACGTGCTTTATCATCCGGCGCGGGTGTGCGATGTACTCGAAGTGCCGCCCCGTTCCGTAGCCGTTGGGGAAGGTCAGGGTCGCGTCACTGGCTTT